TACTGGGCGTTAGAGATAGAAAACGTCCACCCTCAGTGTCCTGCATGTAATATGTGGGGCATGCGACACGGTTCAGCAGCGCAGGAATATACCTTGTTCATGGAGGATATGTACGGTCGTCCCTTCGTGGAGGAGATGATCGCGAAGAAAGCCACTCCTGTGAAGAGGTACAAGGCAGACTACGAGGAACTTCTTGCGGAGTTCCAAAAGCTAATTGACCACCACGAGAAAAGGATATGCTAGTTACTCTCTCAGACAAAGAGAAAGAGTATTGCCGCAAGGTAGGCCAAGCTAGGTATGATTTATCCCGCGAGCAGAATCTAACTCAGCTAAGAATAGACGACTCACCCCTTGATGTAGAGTCCTTGGGAGTAGAGGGAGAGTTTGTCTTTGCCAAGGTGTTTGGGTTTAACTACCCCACGGCAGAGGGTGCTGATGGCGGTGTGGACTTCGAGGAGGACGGCCTGACCATAGATGTCAAAGCTGCTCATAAAGAATACTACAATCTCATCTTCAGAAGTTTAGAGTCCTTCAAGGCTGATACCGCTGTCCTCGTTGTCAAAGTCTCAGATAACACCTTTAGGATTGTAGGGGTAATCTCTAGGAAGAAGTTTGAAGAGATAGCAGGAAGCATGCCGAGTAGGCCAGAAAGCTACATCGTTAAACAAAAAGATTTATTTCCTCTCAAGAACCTATGGGATGAGATAGGCAAGCGGAGGTTTCAAGATGGATGACGAGCTAGTATTTGTCTTTCAGATGATGAGTCTTGACGAGCTAGACGACTGGGTTAATGAGTTCGTCACCGAGTCAGAAGGCAGGGACAGGGATGCTATCTGTACTATGACCTTCGCGATGGAGTCTATGTACTCCTTCATCGCAGACAGCGAGGAAAGAATGAACGAGTACAAGATATTTAAGTCACAGTTTAACCCCGAGCAGGAGTTGTTACATTGAAGTCAACCGACTACCAAGTGGCAGGCGACCACTACAAGAAGCTAAAGATTCAACCCGTGGAATACATTCTCGCTAATCAGCTAGGGTTCTGCGAAGGGGCTATTGTGAAGTACAACTCTCGATGGAGAGACAAGGGGGGAGTTGAGGACTTGCGGAAGATCAAGCAGTTCTGCGAGTTCCTGATAGAAGAGGAGCTAAAGAATAAGCCCCTCCCCACGATGGAGGAGAGGCGTTTGCCGAGGAGTTAGTCTCTAGCTTCTCTTTCAAGGAAGGCTTCTGCTCCACCTCCGAAAAGGTTGTACATAGCTCTTCCCGCGAAAGGGATATTCCTCATCCACTTCTTGTCTACTTCTTCTCCTTCTAAAAGAGCGTTGCTAGTTTTTACCATGTCAATTGACATATTTCTAAAAACACTAAGAGGAGGAGATGCAGCCTCAACAGCTATGCCTAAATAATCTCCTTCCTTTCTTGCATTCTCAACAGCATAACGAGAAGTAAGAAGAACGTTAAGCATAGAATCAAAAAATTGATCTGGAACTCTGTTAGGGTCGAACCCTTTCCCATCTTCCCAGTTTTTAACTTCCTTGATTGTGGCGTTTCCTGCTCCAACTATTGCCATATAAGCTAAGAAGTTTTTCCCTGCTTTAATCTTGTTACCTTTGTTAAACTCATCTATGGTGTCATTCTTTAAAGCGGCAAGCTGCCTCAGCGCGTAAGTCTTTAGCATCCAAAACAACTTGCCATCTTTTGATGTCAGGTATTTCTTCGGAGTTTCCAATAAACTTACTGGTTGAATGCCAGAGATTTCCGCAAAGGCAAGCTCTTTAACTAATGCGCTTGGATTCTTACTTGCTAAGTCTCTAACAAGAGAATCAAAGTCATCACCAAAGTATTGACCCCACTTTTCTTTTAGTTGTGCTACGCCTTTTTCGGTTCTTGCTAGTCTAGTGTTCTTCTCAAACGCTCCTTGGATGCTAGAGTTTTTTCCAAACCTATCAATTCGTTTAAAGAATGACGCTGCAAGCATAGTGTCTAAGAACTTAGCAGTCTTTCCTCCTCCACTCATTTCGGAAGAAATGGTTTGAATAATACCAAGATCGTCAACATCTATATCGCTCTTTCCTGTAACGGTTTTAAGCATCCCGTTAAGAGCGTTCTTTGATCCGTATCTATAAGCGCCAACAAACAAATCACCTATCTGGGTTGTTGCAGACCTGATGTTACCAAGAAGCATTGCGTTTGTGAGGTTGCGAAATATTTGAGCCGCATCACTCATGCTTGTTTTGCCTGCAACAAGTCTGGCTTCTAGCAACTGACGAAGGTCTTCTGCTTGAGATGAAGTGATTTCATTCTTAGCCAATAAAGAGCTAGTCAGCTTTCCAATGCTTTCTTTTGTGTTTGTAGTTCCAAGTGAAGTTATATGAGCCTTGTTGTTTTTTAAAAATCTTGCAGTCTCTATGTTGTCAGCCATTTCATGCACATAAGCACTCAAGGTTTGTGATGGCTTCCTGTAATACTTGAGCATATTTTTGCTGCGACTAACGGTGTCAATTCTTCTTTGCTTAAATCGTTTTACATTAACTCTACGGCCTTTCTTGTCATAAGAAACACCAGAAAGATAGTCATCTAAAACCTTACTAGCTTCTGCTTCAGGCAATTCTCCACGACCAGACAATTTCATTGCCTTGGCTTTTGCTTCAAGCATCTTGTCTAGCTCTGTGTCGTTAGTTAGGCCAAGCGACCGCCTTGTACCTTGCACATCAATATTCTCTCGTGGGAAAAAGTTGGGTCGTATACTGGCTTCGCCATTAGTTAAGCCAGACCATTCTTCTCCAATTTCTTTAAGAAGGCTATCTGCATCATCTAGTATTTGTTCTGCATTCTTTTTGTTTCTTCCAAGCAAATCTAGTTTTACTTCTTGTATGTCATATTTTTTTAATATCTGCTTAGGAGCTAGAGGATTTGTCTCCATGTTTAACAAGGCTTCAAAGAACTCTTCCTTACCTTGATCCGGCAAGGCTTTTTCAATAGCGTCAAATCCTTCAATTCGATCAGAGTAATTTTTACTCCTTTGCAAAAGCGATAACTCGTAACCTCTTGTTGCCCGTAATATTGGCTGAGAAATTCTTCCAAGCCTATCGCTAATAGGCTGCATGATGTCTGCCGCAAGACCAACATAACTATTTGCTTTTATAGAATTTTGATATTCTTGTAGGGCAACAGCAACTTCTTGCTCTGGAACTTCTATTTTTGTTGTCCCTTTTTCTATTGCAGCAGCAGCTCTTTTTGGAGACATATCTAATCTTTCTGCCGCAGCAAGAACAATATTATTGTCATCAGAAAATCCATCAGCCTTAAGCTCTAGGATTTTATTATTCAAAGCATCCACATCTCTGTTGGCAGAAGCAGATGACACTGCTGTTTTCTTTGCATTAAGAGATGCTTTTAATCTATTAGCAACAGGCGCAGACCTAGTAATAGCAGCAGACAATCCTGCCCCAAGCACAGCGCCTCCCCCTGCGGTTAAGGCTGTAGCACCAAGGTCTATCTCTCCTTCTTCAGCCAAGCCTCTAGTGGCCTCATACGCTCCACCCAAAGCTCCACTGATTCCCGCAACAGAAGCTAAGCTTCGACCAACAGGAGCAAGAGTTGTAGGGTCAGCTAAAGCGCCAACGAACGCTCCTGCAACTCCGGCTATGCCTGTGGACTCTCCGTTATCTGCTAACTCAGATAGTTTTGGGTATTTTATTTTTTCTGTTTCTTTTTTAAACTCTTGGAGTCTTTCTCTTCTTTGGTCATAAGAAAGGTCTTCATAACCTTCTCCAAAAATTTCTGTTGGACTTGCGTAAAAACCATATTTACCTCCAACATTAAAATATCCCATAGGCATAGCGGCCTCTGCCATCAAAGCTAAGTTGCTAGTAATGGTAGGAGCTTTAGAAAACTCAAACATAAACCGATCAAAAGCAGAAGGCTCTGACCCACCAGAAGGAGAAATTAAATCCCTAGCAGGATCAGGAGCAACAGAAGCTTGTGGTTTTATCCCTTTAGAAGCAGCCGCAAATCTTAAAATAGATTCCGATGAAGTTCCTTCTGGGTGATTTACATTGATTATTTCACCTGAAGCAGTTTTAACTTTAGTAACAGGCATGATTTATTCCTATTGCTCAGAGTATCTAGCTATTCTATCTTCTGTTTGCTTGATTTGTGCTTTTACAGAATCAATGCGCTGTTGTTTGTTAAATCCTCTTCGATCAGGAAGACCAGATAAATATCTAGATTCATTTTTTAGCTTAGTTAAATCTTTGTTTAACTTGTTAACATACTGCTCGGTCATTACTTTAAGTCTATAAGGCGAGTATTTTCCTTCTCGCATTCCTTCTTCTGCATCTTTGATCCTAAGCTCAAACTCATTGTCAATTCCAGTCGCAGTTGGCGCTACTTGAAACTGTTGTTGCGGCCTTATGCCAATTCCAAAAGGATTAAACTCTTCAGGTATCTGAGCAGGAAGAGGCTGCATAGCTTGGGTTGTTGTCTGAAACTCTTCCCCTACAATAGACAACCCTGCAAATTCTGGGTCAGTCAAAACCTCATTCATTGCTTGAGTTTGACCTTGAACTCCGTTTGGCTGAGAAATAATTTGATCAATTTTATCAACCGACCATCGACCAAACCTTGCATCTTCAACAGGAGTGTTTGCAATTAACACAGCGGCTTGCTGACCATCAAGTTCATACTGACTCATTAGCCTGTGCATAGAGGTAACAAGCGCAGACTCGCTTATAACAGGATCGTCTCTAAATCCAAGAGTTCCTGTTTTTTCTGTAAGTCTTTTTAAAGCAGGAGTATCCTGAATAATCTCTTTTAATCTTTTACCACCCTCTGTTGTTAAAGCAGGAACGCTGCCAAGCTGTCTGCTTTCTGGTTGGCTAGTAGCTCTTTCAATAACTATGGGGGCTGATTGAGGGTTATTGCTATCTATTGCAACAATATAATTTACAGGCTTCCCATTTTCTGTGTATTGCGCTTCTTTAATCGTGTAGTTTGTATCTACAGAATTTATATTTTGAAGCTGATCCATAGAAAGATTTCTAGACTCAATTGCTTTTTTGAGAAGCTGCTCCGGTTCTGTATCTCCAAGCGTTTCAATGATTGCATTTTCGAAATTTGTTTTTCCTTCAAGCAAGTTTTTTCTAGCTTCTCTTTCTTCTGTTGCGTTTAGGTTTCCTATTCTAAGGCGATCTAAGTTTAATTTATGCTCTGCAAAAAATGCGTCAGCTTTGTCTCTGTTAACTTCTGCTTGCTCTTGCTGAAGCCTCATATCTTGTTGAGTGGCTATAATGCTTGTAGCAGCTTGAGCTTGCCTCAAGTTTTCTCCAATAATATCTCTTTCGCGGTCTTCTTGTTTAATACGAACTTGAGCGGCAGCCTGCCGCAAAGCCGCAGCGCGAGCAGGATCAATAGACTGCATAGCCTGAGCAACTTGCAATAGGCTGTCAGGATTCTCAGGGTCTAAGTTTTTAAGTAGTTCAGCCATCTTCTCCCCAGTAGTTCGAGGATCAATGCCAATCATGGGCTGCACTGCCCTGCGGAGGTCTTCCTGACGCTGTACGCCAAGCTGACCTGCTACCTGAGCAAGAGGGGCTAATGCTGCTGCACGACCGCGAAGGCCTGAGGCAAGTAGCTGACCCTGCATCATGCCCTGTTGGAGCAGTTTCTGTTGACGCTGCTCAGGAGTATCAATGATGTCCGCGAAAAGCGTTTGAATATTGATAGTCATGTCTATGTTCCTAAATTAATTATCGTGCTTGGCGTAGGCTCAGGTGGTGTTTTCAGAATATCAAACAGCCCTTGGAACTGCTGTTGACGTAGAGCGTTGGCTAGTGAAGCGTAGCCTAACTGAGATTCTAGTGTAGATTCTGCCAACTGAGTACCCAAGCCTAGACCTGAAGATTGTAGCGCAGAGGCTATCCTTGAGGCTTCGAGCTGTGGCTGTAGTGTCGCGAGGAGCTGTTGTTGTGGCGCGTAGCCTGTAGGTATAGCTGACAGCCCTAACTCACCAAGGAGTCCTAGTCTAGCTCGTGTTTCACCTAAACCCTGTAGAGTCTGCTGTGATTGCAACGCCTGCTCCTGACGAGCCTGCTCCATCGCACTGACACCAAGCCCTGCCTGCTGTTCTGCGATAGCCTTTTCTAGGGCTAACTGCTCAGGCGTACCGCCAAACATATCAGTCCTAACACCTAGCCTACCCTGACCTGCTAAACGCTCTTCTAGCTGAAGCCTTGCACGTTCCTGCTCGGGTGACAGAGTAGCTTGCAGACGACCAAAGATGTCCTGCTCGCGAGCTGCTCTTTGAGAGGGGTCTTGAGTCAGCATGCCGATGACATTGGCCTGCTCCTCAGCCCTTGCCGCAGGGTCGCCCAACATACCAAAGGCTTGTGTACCAAAGCCTAAGAGGTTTTCCTGTAGCTGCTGCTCAGTACCACTCAGGGCTGTGCCTAAGCCTCTCTCGCTCATGGTAGCCCTAGCACCTGTAGGTGTAGTCACCGTGAAAGGCTTGAACTCTGACTGACGCTGTATCTCGCCTAAGATACCACCCTCATATTGAGGGACAGTAGGCTGACCGAAGACCGCGGCGACATCGCGTTTACCTAGCTCTTCAATGTCTTTGATAATTTTTTGTTGAGCCGCAGCGCCGCCAATTCCTGCGATAACATCGCCTGCTCCATCGCCGAGTAGCCCGCTTAAAAAGTCTGTTAATGCTGACATTAGTAAGTACCTCCATCAATCGTGCCAACTGTGAAAGTACCACTCACTGTTAGGTCTGCCATTGTAGTTGAGCCTGTGAAAGTAGGACTCGCAGCGTCAGACTTCGTGGCTACGGCTACC